CAAAAACCCCGGTTGACCCAGATAAAGATCTTACCGGGCGAATATTAAGGATCTTTGCTCGCGGCCATTGGATTGAATCTGTAATGTCCGAATGGCTTAAACTGGCTGGATTTGGGCTTGTAACGGGTCCAAAAGATGGTGGCCAGTTTGGGTTTGTCTCACACGACGGACACGTTAAAGGGCATACTGACGGAATTTTTGTTGCTGGCCCGGAACAATTAGGGCCGTGGCCAAGGCTATGGGAGTGCAAGGGTCTGGAACAAAAATATTTCCTGGCGCTGAAACGCAACAAATTACAAAAAGAATTTCCCACATATTACGGTCAATGCCAGTATTACATGGAGAATCTCAATCTAACCGATAACCCTGCTTATTTCTGTGCCGTCAATATGAACCGGATGGAAATTCATTGGGAAGAAGTAGAATACAACCCCGAATACGTTTCGATGTTGGACGCGAAGGCCGCCAGGGTAATCATGTCTTGTAAGGCCGGGGAGTTATTGCCAGGGGCCGGACAAGATCCGGACTTCTTTAAATGTAAAATGTGTAATTGGCATGACAGGTGTTTTTCTATCAAATAATAGACAAGGCAAAAAGCCATGACAAAAAAAATAGATTTTAAAGAGTTAGATTCGCTTAAGCGCTTTTGCTACAGGAAGGATCTTATAGAGATCATAAAAAAGCACAAGTTTTATTATGTATCTCAATATATCTATGATCGGTATTACATTAAACGTATGCCGGTCGTCGAAATCGCAAAAGAGCTGTCACTTACCAAAGGACCGATTTACCAGTGGATGAAAAAATGGAAATTTAAGACAAAACAGAGAGGGGGGAACAATAGGAACCCGGCGCTAAAAAAGAAAGAAGTCATAAACAAAATTGTTGGGTTAATGGGACAAAAAACAGTGAAGGAAACGGCTGAAATTTGCGGATGCAGTATTACTACAGTCCGAAATCTTTGGAAAAAGTAATTAAAGAAAAGGAAATGAAAAAATGAACTTAGAGCCAATTTTTATTAAAGCAACATCTCTTTCAGATGCCTGGTTTCAAACGCTTTACAGAGCTGTTGAAGCAGGGAGGGAGTTTACTATTGATCGTGGATCATTTGAAGGTCAGAAAAGGCTTGAATTTGACTATGTAACGATCCATATCACTCATCCTGGGACATTACCCCTCCTGCCTAAAGTGAATCCTATCTTAGGCTTTCCTGACCCTGTAGAAGAAGGATACTTGGATGATTATTTGCCTTATCTCATGACCGGGGAAGAGAAAGAGGGGGAGGCTTACACTTATGGACAAAGAATATGTAATGCGGAGGCGTCATATATTTTTGGAGAATATTACGAATTAACAATACCTGATATAGATTTTTTGCATGAAAAGTGTGTTTGGAAAGATCAAGAAACAGGTATTGAAATGGTTAATCAGATGGAGCTAATGATTTGGACATATAAAAATAAAGGTTATCGAAATAATCAGATGACCCTACAAATAGCTCAACCTTCAGATATGCTCCTAAAAGATCCGCCCTGCCTTAGACACATTGATACCCGAATCCAGGATGGAAAACTTCATTTTTTTCCCTATTTCAGGTCCTGGGATTTATTTGGCGGATTTCCTGCAAATCTTGCAGCCATTGAAATGATGAAACAATATTGTGCCGAGCAGATTGGAGTTGAAAGCGGTGAGATTATTGCATCATCCAAAGGACTTCATATCTATGATTATGTGTTTGAAATTGCCGAAGCTATCAGGGGACGGAAGATGAAAGAGTTCCGGATAGCCTCATCTTTATGATGTAATAAGTTGAATGGAGGAAATATAAATTATGAGAATATACGTAGCAAGTTCATGGAGAAACACCCACCAGCAAGGGGTTGTAAAAGCACTAAGAGATGCAGGGCATGAAGTATATGATTTTAAGAATCCAAACAATATCGAAAAAGGATTTCATTGGTCAGAAATAGATCCGGATTGGAAAAATTGGACTCCTGAAAAATATCGTGAACACCTTGACCATCCTATAGCCGAAAAAGGATTCAAATTAGATTATGATGCCATGGAATGGGCTGAAATTTTTGTAGGAGTACAACCATTCGGTAGGTCTGCTTCGCTTGAAATGGGTTGGGCTGCTGGCAAGGGTAAGCCTACGTTCTTAATCCTTGAGAACGGTGAACCAGAATTAATGGTAAAAATGTTGAGTGTTATTTGTCTTAATGTTCAAGAGGTTATTAATTGCCTTACGGTTTACCAATATAATAACAGGAGCGTAGATGTTAAATAAGCAAGGCCCAGGCAAGATAGATTGGTACGCCTTTTTTTTTTATTTCTTTTGAACCACTATTGGAATGGCCGATCAATAACCCAGTTATTATAGCCATAGAGGAATTAGCTAATGAATCGAAAACGAATTAAAATTATTTGGACATGTTCAAATTTTTGCAAGCACAACCATAGATTCAAACTGACTGCATACTTGTGTGGTCGTTGCCAGTATTTTGCGCAAGTTTTTAAAACGGCTATAATAAAATAATAGAACGAATGTGGGGAGTTGTCCTTTCCTGGAGCGTGGAAATAACTCGGGATAGTGGATTTCGTCAGTTGGAACGCTCAATCCCCACATCGGTCATCATAACATTAGCTTAGACAGGCTACGCCAGCGTCGCTAATAAAATATTGCAACGGACAAGCCGCTGAACTGCAAAAGGCAAAAGCAAAAGCCGTACTTGGGCAGGGTAAAGTACAAACATAAGAGGAAAAATATGAAAGTTTTGATTGCATGTGAAGAAAGTCAAGCAGTAACGAAAGAGTTTAGGAGGCTCGGGCATGAAGCTTATTCTTGTGATATCGAACAATGTTCTGGTGGGCATCCAGAATGGCATCTAAAGAATGATGCTGCATCCGCTTTATTTTTCCAGAAGTGGGATATTGTAATTGCTTTCCCACCATGCACTGATTTGTGTGTTTCTGGGGCAAGGTGGTTTAAAGAAAAGATTGCAGACGGTAGGCAACAAAAAGCGATTGATTTTTTTATGATGTTTGCTGGATATCCTTGCAGGAAAAAAGCAATAGAGAGCCCTATCGGTATAATGTCAACGAAATATAGAAAACCCGATCAGATAATACAGCCTTGGCAGCACGGACATGGTGAAACAAAATCAACTTGTCTATGGCTTTTTGGCCTGCCTAAACTTGAGCCTACAAATATAGTTAAAGGTAGAGAACAAAAAATCTGGAAAATGGCTCCGTCTGAAAATCGGGCAAAGCTTAGGTCAAAAACTTATTCAGGAATAGCAAAGGCAATGGCAGAACAATGGGGCGGTAAGAATCACGAAACCGCTAATAAGTAGTTGAACTTTACTGCGCTACGCTTGAAAGTTAACTATCGCATTATGAGCCAACAAAAACTTTTATATGGCATGGAATTAACACGGACAGACGTTTACAAGCTTACCATCAACTCTGGTGGAAACCTTATGGTCAAAACCAACGGAGAGGTGACCATCGTGTTTGTCAACGGCAAATTCGAGCAAGTGAGTTTTCTGTTTACAGGAAGGTACACCCGAAACCAATGGAGAATTCTCTCTGCGATTGAACAAATGATAGGTAAACTTGAAGCTAAATACAAAGGCATTTAATAAGGAAATAATGAAAATTTTTATACTGAACGGACCGGCAGAGGCAGGCAAGGGAACCCTTGTTGAATATTTCAAGGAATCAACATGGCTGGACACCCATTCCTACTCTTCAATAGATTGGATCAAAAAAGTGGCAAAAAAAGAGTTTGGATGGGATGGAGTCAAAGACGCAAGGGGCAGGAACCTTTTAGCCGGGTTAAAACAGGTTGCCATTGCATACAATGATATTCCCACTAAAAAGGTGATCTTGGAAATTGAATCGGCAATTGTTTTTAAAATAGACCTGCTTTTTGTCGATATCCGGGAACCAGACGAAATTGAAAAACTGGTAACTCATTGCAAAACCGTCGGACTCCCTTGCGTTGCCGTCAGGGTTATTAATACCCAGGCCGAGCTTAAAGCCGAAAAGAACGGGTTGAGTTTAACCGGGGACCGGCTGTATGGGGAATACTCATATGATATTGAAATAGAGAATAATTCAACCATGGAAGCCTTTAAAAAGAATATAGAAATTAAAATGAAGGAGTATTTAGTATGAATTTCTTAACAAATGATCAAAAGAAAAGAATGTCCACATTGTTTTTAATTAAGTCAATGCCGGAAAATGCAATTAAGATTGGGCTCCCACAAGGGAAAATCCGTAGATTGTGCCGGGCGTTGATGCATCAGATTGATAACCGCCTGCGTCAATTACCGCAACCAGATGCGGCCTACATAGACGAAATAAATGTCCTTTTTGAAGAATTTGGCGGTGGAATTGCCTTAAACTGTGACGGGGCGGCTTTTTGTTTTAAATTATTGGAAAGGACAAATACTTCGATTCTTTGTCCCCCAGGCGGGGCCACTATAAAATATTGTGATCAAGCAGTCCTGAATCTGTTGAATTCCCTCTCTCTTTATTTTGACAGAGGCACGGAAAATCTTGTAGAGAAATGGGATTCTCTATTTTTTTAATTGCTTTTTTCCCAAAAAGGAAACAATTATGGAAGTTTTCAGGACGGTCCTTATAGATAGAAGGGGAAAACAATGCCAATAGATTTTAACAATGCACCGCCACAAAGAGAGCCGAAGGAAGATAGCAACCAAGCCCCTCAAGATCCTATTCAGGCTTTCGCCGAAAAACTGGCAGAGCATGGCCTTGACCCCGGGGGGATTATCGCTGATGGAGAATTACACAGGCTTGGTAAAAAGAAGGCCTGCTGGTATGTGTTTTTCCAGGGCGACATATGCGGAGCCGCTTTCGGAGATTGGCAAAAGGGGATAAAAGGAACCTGGTGTTCTGTCTCTGAAGGCACGTTGACATATAAACAGCGTGAAAAATACAGAAAGGACATGGAAGCGGCCAAGGCTATCAGGAAGGCACAGGAAAAAAAGAACCATGCCCAGGCTAAAATAATTGCCAAAAAAGAATGGGGTGCTGCTATGCCGGTTATCGGTATGGCCCATTCATACCTTGAAAAAAAGGGTGTGAATTCTCATCATTTAAGAGTTGATAAAAAAGATCGGCTTTTAATTCCTTCTATTGATGGGAATAAAGAGATCCACTCCCTTCAATACATCAAACCAAACGGGGATAAGAAATATCAGCCTTTAGGAGCAAGGAAGGGGTTTTTCTTTGAATTTGAGGGAGCCCAGGGTAATAATAAGCTTTATATTTGTGAAGGTTATTCAACCGGGGCGTCAATTCATGAGGCAACCGGGGCAACGGTTATATGTGCCTTTGATTCTGGGAACCTGCCCAGGGTTGCAAAAGTTATAAGGGAAATATTCCCGTCTCACTATATTACCATTGCAGCAGATGACGACAGACACGTTCCTGGCAATCCTGGTGTTACAAAAGCCAAAGAGGCGGCCTTAGATATCGGGGTGCCTTTTGTATGGCCAGTGTTTCAGAATGTAGATCCAGGTGACAAACCGCCTACTGACTTTAATGATCTTTTTGCCATGGAAGGGCCAACCGCTGTTGTTGCTCAATTAGTGAAGACGGGAGTGGAGGCAGAACGGCAAATCATTCCCCCTTTTATGGAAAACAGCACAGCCCTTACAAGCTGGCTAATCAAAAAACCTGCACCCAGGAAATACATATTAACCCTTAATGGTGTAGGTTTTATGCCAAAGGGCGTAGTGGGCGTTCTGGCAGCCACGGGCGGGACCGGGAAAACCTTTTTTCTGATGTCTTTGGCACAGGCCTTTGCAACCGGGGGCAGTTTTGGGCCGATCAAGGCGCCGAAGCCACTTAAAACCCTTTGTATCTTTGGAGAGGATGACCAGGACGAACTAGGGCGGCGTTTTTGGGATATCTGCAAGGGGAAACCCTCTAAAAATCTTTATGCAGCCAGTGTGTATGGTGAGGTGGGGCCTTTAATGAAAATGGATGGAAAGAATCCGGTCCGAGCAGATGGTTTCTATTGGTTGGATGAAACTATAAAAGGGCATCCAGGAGTGGACGTTGTTATCCTTGACCCTAAAAGCCGTTTTTATGGCCTGGAAGAGAATAACAATGACCATGGCACCCAATGGGTTGGGTGTCTTGAAACTCTTAGAAAAAGGTATAATACAAACATCCTGTTTGCTGCCCATACGGCAGAAGATAAAGCAGGAAAGCTGTCTCAGGCTATGAACAGGGGTGCGTCGTCGGTTGTCGATGGTTGTCGTTGGCAGGCTGGTATGATTCCCATGGATAAAAATACGGCAGACTATTATAGGATTACAGATCCACATAATTTTGTAATTTTTGATGCACCTAAGAATAATTATTCACCCAGGGGAAGCCACCCTCTTTATTTTAAAAGAGGAGAAGGCGGCGTATTGGAATATACGACTTTACAGAATACAGAGTTATCTGAAATGGCTAATACTCTGCATGGACTGCTTAAAGATGATAAAGGGCTATATACCCTTTATGCACTTGGAGAAGGATCGCAAACAAAAGAAATTGCCAACACCATGAAAGAAAATCACTCATCATTTGAAAGAACAAAAAGCTATAAAGATATAACAGATTTTATGGTTAAAAAGGGTGTGGCAAAGTGGATAAAAACCGGCACAGGTAACAGTAATAAAACAGTCCTGGATATCATAAAAAAATGATCAAAAAAGACACATATTTTATGGCAAAAATAGCATTTGCTTATCCGGATATTGCTTATCCGGACTCTGCCGGACGGGCCATCCGGATAAGAGTTACAAAAAACCCGATTCCTTATCCGGGCTTATCCGGATTTGTCATCCGGATAAAGAATGGTTTTAAACCATTGATATTATTGATTAATAAAAAAAATAATTTCTTATCCGGGCTTATCCGGATTTGTCATCCGGATAAAGAATGGCCATTTTTGCTTATCCGGACGGGTGCTTATCCGGACGGGCCATCCGGATAAGGAAACTATCTGAAATCATTGAATTTTTTGCTTATCCGGTTATCCGGACGAGAGTATATATAAATATATATATTTCCAGCTTAAGACTGGAAAACATATTTATGATTTTGTGTGTGAAGATAGAAAATAAAAAAGAATAAAAAAGGAAAAATAAAAATTGAAAAAAGCAACAAAAGATAAAACTCTCCTGGAAGAAACAGAACAACAAATAATTTTCAAATGGATCAGAGCCAACCAGATCCGATATTCAAAATTACAATTGGCATATGGAACATTGAATGGCGTCAGGTTGGCTCCTAAGCTTAGAAAAAAAATGTACCTGCAAGGAAATCGAAAAGGAGTCCCGGATATTGTCTTGCCTGCTAAAAGTTGTACTGGACGTTATTCGGGTTTGTATATTGAATTAAAACGGGTTTTCCGTGGCGTGGTGAGTATTGATCAAAAAAGATATATGAAGCTGTTAAATGAGCAAGGATATTTAGCTCTTGTTTGCCGGGGACACGCTGAGGCAATCGAGTTGATTAAGGATTATTTGGGGATTAAACTTATAAAATAAGGAGATAGACTTATAATATAAGTTGACAATGCTAAAATATAAGTTTAATTATAAATTATGAAGCAAATTAAATGGCATAAAAAAGCAGTTAAGCAGATTCGAAAAATAAAGAATCTTCAAACAAAAAATAAAATCTATGATGCGGTTGGTATGTTATCGTCTTTCCCAAATTGCCGAAATGTTAAAAAACTTGCAAATCGT